CCGGCGATTTGAGTCTCGAATTCCTTCGCCCCCCCGAAAAGTCCATGAGCCATGTTCAGGATCATGTGCCCGGGACCGCTGTAGCGCTTCTGCTGAACAAGAGCTTCTTCGCCGGTGACCTGAGCCACTTTCCCCATCTGATAGAACTGGTTCAGAATGGCATCGGGAACGGTAGAAAGCCTGTCCTTTGGCATCTTCTGGTCAAGCTCGTCTATCTGTTTCTGCGTCTCCTCACTCTTGTCTCCCATGATCTGCTTGACTCTGAGTTTGTCGATCTGGTCTCCAATTTGCCATGAGTCCCATGATCCTTTGACTTTCCCGAAAAACTCCTTGGCCTTCATCTCCGTCCCGTAGAGAGCTTTCGAGAGTCCGTCAACGGTGTTGTAGACCCAGCGGGGATTCATACCGAGACGGCTGAAGTGGTCCGCAATCGCAAGCTTGTCCTTGGCCTCGGGATCAGTGGCGAGAAGCTGAACTCGTGCCTTGTCAGGTGCGTCGAGGTCGATCACGGGAGGGTTATCGAGGTCGATGACCTGCGGATCACTCACGAGTCCACCTGTATCCCTCAGCGGTTTCTATGTAGGCGTAGATCTTCCCGCCTGCGCCCACACGGTACAGAGCCTTCGATCCTCCTGGCCTCTTCGGGAGGGCTTCCAGTTGACTCGAAGTGAGAGCCTTGAAGTCGGCAGTCACCGTTTCCTGAGAGGGTGGCGTTTTCGTCTCCTTTGGGGCGGCAGTTATGGAATACCCTGGCTGGCCACGCGCTACCGACCGTACCGCCGCTCCGGCCTGCTCTGTCGGAGTAGGGCCGAAGGCTTTATTGACGGAATCGGTGGCAGTCTTGTGCTTGACCATATCGAGGATTCTCTGCTGTTCCGCCTCGGATTCCGAAAGGTTTGCCTTGTCGCCGTGCGTTGACCACCAGAATCGCCAGTCTGCTATGGCCGCCTTGTACTGATTCTGGACCTCCGGTGAGTTGTTCGTGTCCCGTGCTCCCGCATCGAACGGTTCCTCGAATGTGTGAGAGCGTTGGTCCATTCTCGGTTTTTCCAGCTTCTTCACCGCCTCGTACATATCCGGAGTTATGTCGTGCGTGAGGGTTAGATTGCGGGCATTCTCCAACACCTGCTCATAAGGAACTCCTTCATCGATGGCTTGGAGTTTCAGTTGCATGAAGTAAGGGTTGTCCTTCTCTTGCGCACGCTTGTTCTCCCGCTCCTGGCGAGCGTACTCCTCAAGTCTCTGGCGCATGGCCCACCAGCGATCCGATCCGGCTGCTTTCCCCTCCTCGTCCATGTACTTTCCGCTGTTGAGAATCTGCCATGCTTTCCCCAGATCGTTTGTCTTCATGGCATCCATCACAGCGTCGTCAATCTTGTCGTTGTTGTCTTTTGCGGCCCTGTTTTGCTTCACGCGCTCGACATTTGCAAGGGCCTCGGAATGCCTCATTATCGCCTGGATGTCTTGCTCATTGTTGATTTCTGGGTATTCCGAAACTATCGACGGTACCTGTGTTATTGCCCCGGCCCACCCTTGAGTGGGATCACGAGCGATCTTCCCGATCCTCAGATAGATTTCGGCGAGCTGGTTTCCTCTCTTGGACTTCTGGAGAGTCTCGTACGCCTGAGTTGGATCGATGATGCTCGTTCGAGACGCCTGAGTGAGATCGGAGCTATCAAGGGCCTCTGCCTGAGCGGCGCTGATGATCCCCTGCTGGACTTCCTTCGCCCTGCTGTCAATGCGCTTCACGAGATCGGCGAACAGTGTTCGTGACCTCACCCGGTTCTGGATTCCCAGGATTTCCTGGTAGTGGCTGTCGCGCATCTGGACGAACGTCTGTTCCAGGTCGTTCTTTGCGCCCTGGTGCCGGGTGGCCTTCTCCACTTGCGTCCACAGCTCGTTCTCGGCCTTGTCGGCTTTCTCGGGGTAGCTCTGCCAGTCGGGGTCGGTTTCAAGCTGCGCGTCGAACTTCGCCAGTCCCCGGCGAAGAGTGTCGTAGCCGTTCATGTACTCGCTGGCCTTCTCGGCGTCGTCCAGTTTCCCGGCGATGGTCATCCCGAGGTCCGCGAGCGATCTGCCCAGCCTCTCGTATCCTACGTCACTCATATCCAGTATATCCCGCTCCAGAAGATGACGGAGGCGTGACCGAGGGAGTCCAGAAGTTCTTGATGAGGCTCGTTCCGTAGTTTACCACGCTCGCCCAGGAGGAGAGCCACTGATTGGTCTGGTTGGCCTGAATCTGGAAGTTCGCCTCGGCGAGGTTCAAGATTTGCTGGTTCCACGTAGCCTGATTCGAGAGGGACTGCGCGGTGTCCGTGGCCTTGAAGGAACTTTCGGCAAGCCCGATTGCCTGCTCTCCCCTTTGCTTCTGCGTGGCAAGCTGGGCGAGAGGGGACCCTGTAAGCCGAAGTCCCCGGGCCGCCGCGCTCGCCATGATGGAGCTTTCTGCTGTCTGCTCCTGGACCTTCATCCCGAGTATCTGAGAGAGGGCCTGATTCTCGTAGGAGGCTTGCGCGAGGTTGGCCGCCTGGGCCTGTTCTTGGTAGACTTCCCGCTGAGTTGGAACGATTGCACTCGGCGCTCCCGGGGCGTTTCCTCCTCCTCCCTCTTGCGGAGTTGCTCCTGTAGCTGCCGCTCCTGTGCCTCCCCCCGTACCCGCCGTTCCGGTTTTGAATCCCAGAAGTACGGAAGGTACATTGGAAGAAGATGTCTGTGTTGAACCGGGCGATGTCCCTCCGGCAGCTCCCGTGGACGCCTGTTCTTGAGCGGATTGCTCACCGGCCTCGACGGTTCCCACGCCAGTCATAACGGTCCCGACGCCCCCCGCCATCAGCCCAATCCCAAGAGCGGCTCCTCCTCCGAGAGTTCCTATGGTGATGAGACCGCCGGCGATGAACTCCCCTGCTCCGACTATGATTTGGCCGATCCCTTGGACTACTTGGCTCATTCTCTCACCCAGGCATACAGGTCCTTGTCCATGCCGTTCGGGCCGTACTTCGGCAGGTGACAGACAAACTTCATGCCCATCCACTCAAGAAAGTGTTTTCCGATTTCCCAATCGGATCGCGTGTTGGCGTCCACGTAGTCCAGGTTCTCGCTCTCAATCCAGCCCATGAGGGTTTCCTTGACCGCCCTTGCCACATTCGGTCCTGTGGGAAGAGAGAATCTCACCCACGCCTCCGCGCTTCCCGGCCAGCGGACCCAGATTCCTCCGCATACCAAGACTTTCCCGTTCTCCTCGATGGTAGCGCAGGGGCCTCGTGAGATGTGGACCCGGGCTCCCAGTAGGAGGTTGGTCCTCGCCTCCTCCGCAAGAACGTGTCCGTCCACGTTGGCGAGCTTCAGGATGTCCGAGGGCATCATTTCGCGTCGTAGTATCACTGGGTCGTCTCCACGTCCGGCACGAGTCCGGTGACGGTGAGCGGAAGGGGAAGGTCGGAGAAGATGTTCAGTTGCGCGTCGCGTTGGTAGCCCTGGAGCATGGGGCTCTCGTAGGCCGAGGAGATGAGGGTGGGATTGGCCGCTCCGTAAGAGGTGATGACGCCCGCCGATTTCGTCGAGACGAATCCCATGTTCACCACTTGCGCCCTGGCGAGGTTGTCCTGGCCGACCTTCGCGTACATGGAGTTGTAGACTCGCATCTTCAGGCGCGGGAGGGTCTTCAGCTTCATCTGCGCGGTCCCCTCGGTGGCAGCGGCCACGATGGGAAGCGTCTGCGCTTGCGAGATGAAGTTCAAGCCCGCGATGCAATAGTGACAGGAAACGGGAAGCGCGAGAACTCCCCCGGCCGGTACTCCCGTTCCCACGTAAGCTCCGTCGCAGACGATCTCAAGGGTCTGACCGTTGAACATGGCGTCCACTGCAATCGTGTTGAACGCAACGGCGTTGAACTGATAGGCGGCGCAGTGAGAGAGGACCGCCTGTCGGGAGTCGGTCCAGAAGGGAGTCGCCACCTGCTCCACGGTGTTGTACGTTGTCCCCCCGATGACTCTGGTCACCTGAAGGTACACGATGTCTCGGTCGGCGAATCCCTGCGAGTCAGTCCCGGGAACGACACAGAGGGAGTTTATCGTTCCCCCGGCGATGACGTATCTCCACCACGCCATCACCCCGGCGTCCGCGTCGTAGACGAGGACTGCCGCCGTCCCGTCCGTCCGCAGGAACCACATTTGCACCACGGGAGCAACCTGCGTGTCGAAGGCCACGATGGGGTTTGCCTTGAAAAGATGCGAGGCGAAGAAAGTCAGGTCCTGTGGAGGGACCCACGGGTTGTTCGGCCCCTGCCACTGAAATCTGTAGACCTTCGTCCCGATCCTCTGAATGAAGATGACCCCGCCGGTGACGAGGGTCGCGGGAACCGCGGAGTCTCCCGTGGCCGAGACTTGAAACGCGGTGAGGTTGGTAGGGTTTGAGGCCGCAGGTACCACCCACTCTCCCGAAGCGGTCCCGATGATGATGTCCTGGCAAGGTCGAAGCCACAGGATTTGATCGTAGCGGTCCGAGTTGATGGTGAAGTCCCCGGCATCCCCCGGATTCACAACGTCCTGGAACTGCGGTGTAGGAAGGTACGTCGCGGGGTTGGTCGTCGGAGTTCCGTCCGAGTTCAGTTGCAGGACCGGCACGCTCATGGTTGAGATGTCGCTCCACGCCATTCCTATGATTCCGTTGGCTCCCGTGGGGTCGGCCACCGGGTCGTAGATGCCCACGATACTCTGCCAGAACTCCTGCGGGTTGTTGCCGGTGTTTGCTGCCCACCAGCGCTCTGAGATGACCGCCCCACAAGAGGGATAGTTCCCCGCTCCCTGGAAAGGCTTCGGCTGGAGCGTAAACGTAAGGTTCGTCGCTCCCCCAGCCGTGGCGTTCGCGCTCAAGGTCAGGGTGTATGTTACGGGGTTTGTCCCTGCGGTCGGCACGATAGAAAGCGCGTATGTTCCTGCCGGGATGTTCCCCGCGCTGTCGGTGATGAGCCACGTAGACTCCGTGGGCAAGAGGTTGGTCGTGAGGCCCGTAACTGTCGGGGAGCCCGCACCCGTTGTGCAGGCCAAGAGGTTGCCGTTGGGGTCCGTGGTTATCGTATTCGTGCGGAATGTCAGAGTCAGAAGTGTAAGGGTGTCAGGAGTGGTCCAGCGGATACGGGCAGGCGCATGGTTCGGATGCCAGATGAACAGGTCGGGGAAGTACGAGTAGAACTGGATGTTGGGAATCTCGGCGGTCGTGTAGGTGGAGCCTGCAATCGTCGAGATGACCGAGCCGTTTTTCCACGCCCTGATCTTGTTGTTGGTGAACTCAAGGACATAAACGTGACTGGAGTCGATGACGAACGGGACAAGTCTTCCGGCGATGTCGCTGAAAGTGTGCCCCAGGAGAATCGTTCCCGGTGCCTTGTAGAACCCTCCCTGCGCCACAGGGACGAAGTTCTGCATGAGGGCGGCTGCCTTGAAATAGACTGGCTGCGCTGTCTGACCCCAGAACTGGGGCGCGATCTCCCCGGCGGTGAAGTCCGAGAGGGCCGGTGTCTGGCGCATCTCATCCCCAGCGGGCGCGGTCTGTCCAGAAAGCGTCTCCGCTCTCAGGAAGGTCGTCCTCGATCTCTATGACGTTGTTCTGCTTGGCCTCCGTGATTGCCCCCGCGTACTCCTCCAGAATCTTGTCCCGCGCAGTCTGCGTGAGTGCGTCTCCCAGGACAGGAGCAGCAATCTTCGCCGCAAGACGAAGCGTGAGTGCGTCCACGAAAAGCATGTCGTACCACGTGGTTCCTAGGGGCTGCTCCTGCACGTACTCGCAGTAGGGGTTCTGGTTGGCGTTGTCGCAGTCGGTGTAGATGATGCCCTGCTCCTCGTTGAACGGGACGGGGGAAGTGTGGATGTACTTGAACGGATAGGTGTAGACGTACTGCGGAATGAGGGAGTAAATCTTCACGACTCGAAGCGAGTCGGCGGGGACGTAGTAGGAGAAGTAGAATCCCGTGTTGTTGACGAACGTAGTCGGCGTGATCGTCTACAGCGCCCGCTTGATCGTGAAAATCCAGTTGTGCTTGCGAAGCTCCGCGTTGCGAGTGGCCTGGAACTCGTTTCCCGCCAGCGTCCCGTATTTCGAAGTGTCACTGCCATCGACGGCGGTTACGGGGTTGAGGAAGTCGCCGAGTCTGTTCAACGCCTTGTTGAATATGGTGACGTCGCTCACCCCGTAGGTCGCCATAGCTTACTTCTTCCTTTTGCGGCTGTCGATGATCCTTGGGGAAAGAGTCGATGCAGGCCCCGGGATTTTTCTCCCCGGTCCTGCCTTTCCCTTGCTTTTCGCCATTTTCATCTCCTTCGCGCCCATAGGCGTCTCCTTGAGAAAGAGGCGAGGCTCGCGCCCCGCCTCGGTTTGTACGCTTACAGCGGTTCAAGCCAAGCCTGAATCGCTCCAGCGGTGAATGGTCCGTTCGCCACCGTGTAGTAGACGCTGGTGTACCTCGCAAGCGGCGTCACGCCTCCCGGCGGGGGAACGATGGGAAGAGCTGGCGTTGTCGTTCCCGCTATTGCTCCCGAGCCTTGGAAGGGGAGATTCCCCCAGAAGAGGAACTGCCCAGCCACAAGCTGTGTGAGCGGTATCGCGTAGTTCGACCCGATGGGCGAATGGACCCAGTTGATCGCGTCCGCGCTCTCATCGAGGTCGAACATGAGGGTAGCGTTCGCCGGTCCCGCGAAAGTCGTGACCACGGCCACCTTCAGGAGCATCTTGTGGGGTCCCTGAGCAGGGTCAGGCGTCGACCCGTAGAAGATGTTCGTCGAGCCTCCCACGAAGTCGATGACCCCGGGGTAGGTGACTCCCGAGATCGTCGGTCCGATGGCGGGGTTGTTGCTCCGTGCGCTCACGGTGATGGCCTGGGCTACGGAGTACATCAGGAAATAATCAAGTGCCATAGCTCACCTCCTAGCTCGCCACCGGCTCGTAGAGTGTGGTCTGAACGCCTGCCACCTGCGTCTGCAAGGGGTACAAGCGCTCGCACATACGCACGGGAACGGTGAAGAAGAACACCACCGGCCCGCCCCACGCCTCGCCCCAGGAGAGCACCACGTTACTCTTGTTCGCGGCGGCCTGGTTCATCTGCTGCCAGACCCTTCTCGGTGTGTACAGAACGACGTTGTCGTAGCTGTCGTCGGGGAAGAGTCCCATGGCAGACATCTGAGCGTTCGCGTTCCAGACTGCCGTGGTGTCGATGTTGGCAAGTCGCTGGCAGCACCGGGGGTCCGCGACGCACAGACCGAACTGAAGTCCGATTCGCGAGACAAGGGCCGTGTACTCCCTGATGGGAGTGAGGCCCTGAACATCGGGAACAAGTTCCTCTCCCAAGTCCTGGGAGTAGATGAAGTTCCCGCCTCCACGGGGGTAGGTGAAGAAAACGCCATCAAGCCCCCATTTCAGCGCCCAAGTCGAGGACTGCGCCCCGCCGATGCGGCCACCGTTGTCGGTGACATTGGCCACGGCCACTCCGCCTGAAGTCAGGTTGGGGAACCGGGTCCACAGTCCGTTGATCTGTGCGCCTCCCGAGATGGCGTTGTTTCCGTAAATCATTCGGTCATGGATGGTCTTCTTCAGGCCAGCCGCCGTCATGATGTCCTGGGCAGCTCTGAAGGCTTCGGGGTCCTTCAGGTTCTCGATTGCCCGAACATCGACGCGGCAGTAGACCTCAATCCTCTGGATGAACTCGGTGACCGGCTTGGTGAGCGCGTTCTCCCACGCCACACCAACGTTCACCATTGCATCCGTGCCCACCGGCTCAGAGAGCACCTGGAGGAAATGATGCGACGTGAAGTCGCTGGATTCCGTCCAGTAGCCCTCTTCGATGAAGGGCACTTTCTGAGAAATGACATCTACGATGGCCATCTGAACGCCGTCAGGACCGATCCTCTGTGCCACCGAGTACAGGGTGGCATCGACGTTCATGGTCCAAGCCATAGTCGTCTCCGAGACGGGACGACGCTACTGTCAGAGGGAAGCTATTCGGCTCTTACCGGGTACTTGGCCCTCATTCCGGGATACTCGATGGTGTGTCCGTGTGCGGTGCGCGGCATACCCGAGCGAGGCTCATGGACTCCCCCGCCTTCGGTGGCGGTGGTGAGCTTGTCCTCGCTCATCTTCTCCCCGATTGCGATCCACCCAGCGATGAAATCGGGGTCGTTGTCCAGGCCCACGCTTTTGATCTTGGCGAACATGCCCGGGCTCATGAAGGCGTTCATGGCCTTGGTCATCGCGGCCATCTTGTCGGGGAGCTTGTCTCCGAACTTCGCTTTCAGGGCGTCCATGCCTTTCGTGGCAGCCTCCTTCTGCGAGGCTACCATTGCGGCAAACGAGTCAAGCTGCATCTTGTTGAACTCGTCGAACATGGCCGAGGCCACGTCCTGCGGGACATTCGCCTGGTGCATTCGTCCACGGAACCACTTCTCAAGTGATTCGTTGTAGCGCATCCCTTGTGGTAAATCAGGTCTGTTCAACCGATACCCCTCGGCAGAGGACGGGATGCCAAGCCCCTCACGGTACTTGTCCCATTCCGCCTTTGACGCGCCTTTTCCCGGCACTCTGATCCCGTTCGATACTTCGCCATCGAGTCGGTCTATTTCTGCTACCAAGTCCGAGAGTTTGGGCAGTTTCTCGAACCGGGCCGCGTTCTTCAGACTGTTCTTGGCTTCGCCTAGTTGGTCATAGAGCGGGGCAAGGTTGCCCTTCGCGGGCTGCGCGCCTCCGGTTTTCGTCGCGGTGTCGGCAACGCCGGTCGCCGCTTTTTGATCGAAGTCAGCCATTGCTGTCTCCTTTGTCTGCTATATCACTTCTACGTTTCGCCGTCAACCTTGAGGAACGTCGTGCGGCTCTCCGCTCGGGTAGTACGGTTCCCTCGGGTACTGGACCTCGAAGCGTATCTTTCCTTTTTCCTTGAGGAGTAGCACGTCGCGCAGGTGCATCTTGTCGAGCATCCGCAGGGCGTGATTGTGGAGAATCCTGTCTTCCTCGGTCACCACGGGACTCCACAGTTTCAGGTCGAACAGGATGTCCCCGAGAACCATCTGAGCGTTGTCGTTCTGCGTGAACACGCCGAGGTACAGGTCGGCCATCTCCTGCTCGGGAGTTCTTTTTCTCAGCGGGAACTGCATCCTTGACCTCCTTGGCGAAAGGCTCAAAGTCCTCGCGCGACATGATTCTCACTGTCCCCGTGGAAGGGTACTCAACGCGATAGTCTCCCGGAACGAACCATTCTCGCCCGATGGTAGTAGTGAGGTAGAAAGAGCCGTCAGGATTGTAGCGGTAGTCCACGCCTTCCTTATCGGTGTGCGAGAGCTTCTTGGCTTCGACCAGCGAACCGTGGAAGAGGTATCTCATCCGCCTCCCATCAACTGCTGTCCTGGGCTTCCCTCTTCGGGTGCCTCGCGGACGTTCTTGTACCCGGATGCCAGCTCTTTCGCCAAGGAGATCTGCTTCTGCTGCTGCATCTCCTTCATCCGCTGCGCTCGGACCTGGGCGATCAACTGCGGGTCGCGCTGCACGCTGGCCGGGGCTCCGTAGGTCTCCCAAATCCAGTCTTCCAGCTTGTCGGGGTCCACGTGATCGCCGAGCATCTGCGCCCACTCGGGGTATGCCTGCCGAAGCTGCGCCATGCGGTCAAGGGCCGGGTTGAGTCCCTGGCTCTGGAGGAACCGTTTCTGAGCTATTGCGATAGGCCCGAGGAACTCAAGGTCGATGGGGCTGGACATGTAGCGCACGATGGACGGAGGAGGCGGGGGGATTCTCCCGACTTCCCTCAGCTTCCACCACGTCGCGTTGATGATGGGGATGAGAAGGTCGGTCTGGTTTCGGCTCATCATCGGCCCCATGAGCGCCGCTTTCTCGCCTTGAATCTCCGCTGTCTGGAGGAGGTTCATCCTCTGCGTCATCATCGTCAGTTGCGTGAGAAGGGCGAAGGTCTTTTCCTTGAACTTGTCGCGCAGCTCGTCCCTGAGTTTCTGCACGACATCGGCTCCCACGGGGTAGTTGGGCGAAGGCTCGAAAAGGCGAGCGACCATCTGCGAAGGGTTCTCCCGCCAGGTGATTCCACCGGCCACCAACTTGATCCGGGTTTTCAGCTCCTCGTTGGCGATGAGCGGAGGCTTCAGCGCCATCTGTCCGGTCTCAAGGAGCGTCTTCATCGCCTGGTTGGCGACAATCGCGTCCCAGATGGTATCTATCCCCGGGCCTCTGCCGTAGGTCTCCATCGAGGAAAGCCGCCAGCACCAGGTGAAAAGGGGCCAGTCATGGAAGCCGCTCTCCCGAAGGACTATCTTCTCGTTCTCCATGACCCACACGCTGGCGATGGGCATGTTGGTCGCGGTCTGGCTCTCGGTGTCCCGCTCCTCGCGCTCGTAGATGGCGTGGATGACCTGGTAGCGGTTGTACGGATTGGTGTCGATGTTCTTGAGAATCTGCGGAGAAAGTTTCTCGGTTCCGAACTCCTCGATGATCTGGCGGCCGGTCATGGGGAACTTGCGATGGTAGAGGTTGATCTGCCCCTGCCAGTCGCGGGCGAGAAAGATTTCCCTCGGGTGCATCGTCTGGTAGGAAAGTTTCTGCTTGGAGGGAAGCCACACGGGAGCGGCCATCGTTGCGGTGCAGTAGAAAACGGCGTCAACGTAGCACTCGTTCAATTCGTTGTAGAAGTTGCTTTGCGCCATCTCCGTACTTTGAAGGTCTTCGACTTCATCAAGCCATTTGCGAATTGAATAGTCGCGGTTTCCCACTTTATTCCTGATTTTTGCCGTCCACCACTTAATCGCGGAAGAAGCACTGTATCCCTGAAATCCATCAGCCAGATCAAGTCCCGCACTTCCTGCTGTCCCATCGAATATCTTCTCCCCTACCTTGTCGCCACGGTCGCGTCCTTTCTTCTGTCCCAGGTCGTAGACGGCCCGGCGCGGGAACAGGTAGTCGTCGATGTCGTCCCAGGTGGTGTCGAAAATCTTGCGGTCTTCTTCGAGGCGCTTCTGGCGCTGGACGATCTTCACGGCCAGTTCGTACTCGCGGTCGTGCGCTCGGTACTGAATCTGAGTATTGGGCGCGGTGATGACCGGCCCTATGATGACGACGCCCTGACCGCTTGCCACTTACTGTCTCCCGTACCTCTTGGAAAGCTCCTGCATGGCCGAGGTGCCCTCGCCGGGTGCCATGACCTCGCTATCGGAGGGCTCGCTCTGGACCCTTCGGCGAAGTTCCTCCTCGCTCATGTTGTTGGCCGCGCGGGCCTCGGCTTCCGTGGGAAATCCGATGGTGATCCCGGCCTCGAAATGTTTTGCCGGATAGAACCACTTGCGCCCGTCCTCCAGGGTGTCCACGTAGACATCGCCTTTCTTCACGGGCTTTCGCACGCTGGGCTCTTTGCCCGCCTCGCCCATGATGCTCGAAGAGTCCTGCGCTCGGCTCTCCGACTCGCCGAGTGAGCGCTGGCTGCCGACGATGGAGGAAACGTCTTTCGGCATCTACTTCTTTCCCTTCTGCTTGGGCCGCCAGCCCACGTGATCCTGGGCCGAGTGGAAACCCGGCCACTGCTTCACGGGTTTCTTCGAGGGTTTTCCCTTCATAGCTCACTCCTTGCAACGATGCTGTCAAAAAGACCTTGCCTGTCGCGCATCCACGATCCGAGCATTCTCGCCCCGCACAGAGAGCACAGAACGATCCCCTCTTTGTGCAGAACATTCTGCTCCAGCTTGTAGGGATGTTCGTCCAGCGGGCGCTTGCAGGCGTCGCAGAGTTCTTTATTCGAGACCCAACTTCTGGCGCACATCGCGCATCAAGTCCTTGTAGATTTTGTTGTCCGAGTTCTTCTTGGCGTCCATCTCCATGAGGATCATGTAGGCGTCGGCGTAGTTCTCGTTTCCGAAGTACCGGCGGGCTTTCTTCAGCCGATCCTCGTCAGTCTTGGGCTGCTCAAGCTCCCACGGCTGTTTCTCGCGCTGCGTGGAAGCGAAAGACCCCATGATCGAGTCACTCATCCCAAATCCTCTTGTCCTTCTGGCTGGCATTATACCACTCGGAGAAGTGTCGGCGACAGGCGTACTTTCTCTGCCCCTGGATCAGCACGAACTGGACGCCCGGCTCCATGCATTTCCAACAGAGCGTCTTCGAGGTGGGACGGAACTCGCCGCGATTCTTCGCCCTCGCGTGGATGCGGTTGACCGCGAACTCACTCGTAGCTGTGCCCCTTTATTTTCATGAACTGCTCCGTCCCCGAGAGTATGTTCCTGAACTCCCAAAAAAGATCAGGCATCGTTCTCATTTGCTGCGAGTTCAATACTTCCTCAGCCGGAGCACCTTCCATCACCTTCTTCGCGAGGACTTCCAAGGCTGGCCTGTTGAATGGCGTCACATGAGCCATGAGACGCTCCACAATTTTCTTCTTGTCCGTCTCTTTCTTCTCAGCCGGCGCTTGCGTTCGTTTCATCGGAGTGGCGTTGGGCTTGGCCCTGTACTTCGGTCCGTAGTTAGCCATCAGAACCTCTTTGCGTCCCAGTCAATCTCGGCCTCCTCGCTCTCGTAGTCCGAGGGTATCATGTAGTCCTTCTTGTAGCCAGCGTAGGGGTCGCTTCCGATCTTGTTTCTCAGGATCGGCGGGAAGAGCTTTACGAACACGTACTGAAGGGCGTCCTGGCAATGGCTGAACTTGTTTTTCCAGGGCTGGCGCTTGAACTCCCCGGCCATCGCTCCGTAGACCTCCTGGAAGACGTAGGAGGAAGTAAATCCGGTGATGAGGCGCGTGCAGGAGCGGTCGATGAGCACCCCGTCTCTCCTGGCGAGCATCTGGTCCACGGCGCTCTGTCGGGCGATGGGGTTCTGCTCGCTGGGGATGCACGAGATTCCTGTCTCTTCCCGCATCAGCTCGGCGTTGGATGTCAGTCCCCCCTGAACCCCGGACCGGGAAAACTGCGAGAAGGCAGCCGGGTCGCAGTAGTGCTTGGCCTGGTAGCCGGGGAACTCCCGTTCCATCTCCTGCTTGACTCGCTTGGCGAAGTCCACGATACCCTCACGCTCACTCCAGTATTCCCGAAGAACTTGTGCACGAAGCGGGCCAACAATCTGAACCACAACGGCGGCCGGGAAGTTGCCAGTGTTGTCCCATCCGACGTAGAGTGAAACGCCACGCTCCCGTCCGAACTCATCTGGAGAATGCATCCACACCAGAGGGTCGAAAGCGACGTGAATGTCTCGCTTAAAGTTCGCATACACCAGACGTCCTTTCAGGGGCATCCCGGGCTTGCCCTCGACGAACATCTCCACCCACTCGGGGGTGACCGCGTACTCCCGGGCGAGGTCCTCGTAGTATCCCGGCCTCAAGTTCGCCACGTTCTCCCGGGGTTTCTGCCACCAGCCGACGAACCCTCCGACAGCGGGCTTTGAGGGAAGAGGACCCGGCGGCTCGAAGTTTCTGGCCCACTTGAACATCCAGTAGGTGGGGTGCTCGATGTCGCAGGGGTTGGAGGTTTCCACGCCGTAGCGAACGGGGCAGTTTCGCGGGAACCGGCCCAGCCGCCCTCGGACCATCTTCTTGATGTCCTCGTTGATCTCGATGCTCTCGTCCATCCAGTAGCCGGTTAGGTTCATGCTCTTGAACTTCTTCATGTGCTCGGGCTTGTCGCAGGAACGCAACAAGAGGATCACCACGAAATCGCCGCAGCCTTTCGTCCGGGGGAACCTCAGCGTGTAGGTCATGGTGGAGGCCACCCAATCGCCGTTGGGAAACCACTTCTTCAGCTCGTCGAAGGTGGTGTCCAGAAGCTCGCGGTAGGTGTTTCGGATGATGCACCAGCGTGTCTCCACGATGCCGAAGGTCTTTCTCATGTAGCGGGGCTTGTAGTAGCAGACCTCCATCGCTGCAGCGGTCGTCTTCCCGCTCCCGAGTGACCCGATCAGACACCGGATCTGGCTGTTGTCCGCGTGGAACAGCCGCATGGTGGGGAGGGGAGCGTAGGTGATTACGACTGCCGTGGCTGGAACTCTTTGATTTCATCGAGCATCCACAGGAGGGAAAGCTCATCGAGTGAGGCTCCGTGAGCCAGCCTCATCCACGCTGCCCTTCGTGCCCTGTCGAGGAGTTTCATGGCGAACCTCCGTTGCCTCCGGCCTTGGCGGCCTTGTAGGCTTCGAGAATCTCCTCAAGTGTATCACCGAAGTTGTCCAAAAGCCACTGCTGGTCGATCTTCAGGTACTCCTCGATTTTCCTCGCCCGCTGGTGCTTGACCTCGCAGGTGTTGGCCTCCCCAGGAGTCGGGAACAGCGGGGGGGCCTTGTAGGCGAACTTCTTGCCGTTCTCCTCGGCCTCGTGGATGACGAAGGCGGGAACGCCCTCGGCCTCGTACATGGTTACCTCGCGCATCACTGCTGCCCCGTGATGAGCGTCTGCCAGTAGTCCTGCCCCGGGCCCATCCCCGGGCTGCCCATCTTCCAGACGTTGATGATCGCGGGCGGGGTGATATGGTGAAGGCACAGAACCACGCTGCCGTCCGCGTTGAAAGCGCAGATGGTAGCGGGGTACGGCCCGATTCCGAATCCCGCGATTTGATTGGCCGGGTTGTTTGTGTAATATCCGACCACCTGTCCTACCGCTGCCGCCATAAAGCCTCCTTACAGGTTCAGAAGCGCGTTCGGCCCGAGAGCCGCCACGATCTGCGCGAAAAGTGCCTGCCACTCGGAGTTCGTCTGGAAGTCCTGGTGGTTCAACAGCTGCCTCAGCGAGTGAAGCGCCACCTGTGCGTTCCCAGCAGCCAACGCCGCTTTCGCCGCGCTCACCGCCCCTTGCGTCACCGCCACAGGCACACTCACCGGGGCCGCAGGCGGACTCACGCTCACCGTCTTGCTCACGGGAGCCGGTATCACAATCTTCACGTCAGCCATAGACATACCTTCCTCTCTCAGTTGCAGATGAAAGAACAGCATATCTTTTTGTGTTCGCTTTTCTGCCATAGTTGGATTGTCGGACATAGCCGTTCAGGACTGACGATCCAAAGTAGTTCATCATAGTATTACACGATGGCTTCAACTTGAGAATGTACTCGTTTTCTCGATCCTGAAGTTCTTCCTTGCTGCACTCACATAGAACCTCAAAGACAAGATTCTTCTCACCATGCTTGTCGAAAATCTCTTGCAACCTCTTGTTGCCGTATCCCCTGCGTAACGCACTCCAGTGGTTCGATTGCCTTGCCCTCAACATCCGGGAGCCCCCTACGTACGCATCTCCCGTCGCAAGACTCTTGATAATGTAGACCCCGCACTTGTCACCTTTTTTCGACATCCCCACATTTTACACCAAATCTCCAATAATGCAATCACCATTTTTGACTCCCAGGTGTGCAGGGGGCAGGGGGCGGGGCGGGGCGAGGGGCGCGGGCCCCAAGGGGGCGGGGCGGGCCTGGGGTACGGGGGTACCTCGGAGCGGGTACAAGCGCGTCTGTGTGTCGGTGCTGTGCGTCGAGGGTATGAAGGAGGCAGACGAGGGTGGGCTGCTGTCGATAGGCCCGATGTCTCATTAGCGTATCCTCAGCCAGCCGAGATACTACCACGCTGGGCAGTCTCATGGTCTCACCGTAGTACTTCACCATGACTGTCGGTGCCGCGCCTGCCTGCGTTCTCAACGTTTCGCCTTCTGTGACAGCGCTTCCGCTGCCTGCTGTGCCGCCTGCTGGGCTGCTACACTCGGCGCTCCCTCACCTGGCGGCGCTCGTCTTCCTGCCATACTCGCCTGAATCGCGTCAAGGCGCTCTGTAATAGAAGCTACCTCCGCCTCAAGCGTCGCCTCAAGCCCGTTTAGCCTAGCCTCCAGCTCCTCAATCTCTGCCATATCTCCATTCCTTCCTACTTAGGAATCGCTAGTTCGTCGAGAGTGGAGTCTACTTGTTTTCCTAGCGTTGCGTCGTTGGGATAGTGCGTTACGTTTTGCCCTATGCTTCGATTGTAGTCGTCGGTGTCGTTTGAGGAAGTTCTCAAGTACCTTATCTGCGGTAGGGTAAGAATATCTGAAATAGTCGAAAATGTCGTATCTCATGCGTTTCCGAGTTGCCTCTGCTCTTCGGCGTAACGTTCGGCTGCCTCGTCGGCGTCGGGGCCCTGGGTGCCGGTGGTTACGTCCACTTCCTGGGGCTGCAAGATGACTTGTTCGGCGTTCGGGTCCAGGCGGTCTCCGTAGCTGGCGGCTATGCGCTTGGATGCCAGCCACTGCCGGGCCTTGATGGCAAGTTGCAGAGCCTGAGTATAGAACGGGTTGAAAACCTTGATCTGTACCTCTTCACCGTTGATGA